TTTCTGTTGTTGGGCTTCAGCCTTATCGGTCGCGTTTCCAGGTCGCACTGTTTTCTTCTCCGCTGCAGGTTCTTTGATCGTAATCCCTGCAGGCCGTTTGACGTTGTCCTTTGGGGCAACGGGTTTCGGGCTAGGGGGTGGATCGACCTTCCGAGCTGATGACGGTCCCGGTAATGACTCGGGCGCCGCATGGATGGTCTCTCCATTAACGCTAGCGGGAGAAAGTGATGGCTTTACTACAATATCTTCGGGGCCAAACATGTCTTCACATACTGGAGCAGATACTAAGTCTGTCAAGGTCCTACTTGATTCCACCCACGGAATCCAAGTCTCAGGGTGAAACTTGGGCATTTGTTCCATGATGAAATCGTCCATCCAATCCTCATATTGATTCATGGGTTGGGCATCAGTGTCCTCGGTGTACCAGAAACTAGTGTCTCCTACGCTCGGGATCGTTTTCCCGGCGAGAGCCTTTGCTTTGTTCGCCAACATTCCCAAGTAGGGAGTATTGGAATCAGTGCAGGATAAGCTCAAAGCTTTCTCCAACAGTTTCTGCTCGCGAGTCACACCTTCAGCCATATTAGAGGCCATGAAAAACTTCGACAAAGTACGTTTAAAATCGCACATGTTGTTGGCGCTTCCATTCCACACTTCGGGAGAATAAAACCTTGACAAGAAATTAACACCGCGTTCTCCTCGACGGATAATATCAACGGTTTTCTTTTGTCCAATCAGTCCGGCTGCGAGTTTGACAGCTGCGATATCAGCATTGCCATGTAAATCGTCATCACCACCGGCGATAAGTCTCGTTTCAACATGGTTCACTCCAACTTCATGCGGGTTCGGTCGGCTTATGGTGGCGCCAGATAACCTGGCACTTAAATAAGCTTCGAATCCTGTTAGATTGGTGTTTGCGTCAGATGTCTCAGCGGATCCTGAACATCTAGACATCAAAGTTTCATACATTACTCCGAAAGTCGTCACTGCTGTGCGGTTCACCTGGCTGTCGATTAAAGCGATCAGTTCAGGATGATACGTCCTTTTAAAAGCCCGTAATATCAAGCTCTTTTCAAGGAACCTCGCAACGTTGCAAATGCGTCCATCCATTCGACTGTAGTCTCCAAGAGCAACCAGATCAGAATCCGAGCAGATCTGGGCAACTCTCTTGCCGATCTGATTGAGATTCTTTCCGAATGCGTACCATGGTTTATTAACTAGTACATTGTCATGAAAAGCATAAATGAAAGAAGAATAGTCTCTTTTCTCATCTCCCGGAAAGGTAGTGATGATACGAGGATCATTTAAGCTACCATATCCTTCACTCTTCATGAATGTCTTTAGAGTTTCAGCGAATTTAGAATGGCCTTTCACTTCAGCTTGAAGTAAAATGGCTTGTTGACTTGCGCGTGGTTGACGTTTGAAGACTTCCTCAATGTCAATGGGGGCTAGCTTGTAAGCTTCGTCGTCTGGGATCATATATCTACACCAATCACGAATCATTCGCATCATGAAAGGGGTCACCACTTTATCAGCAGTGGCGACATCGACTATTCTTCCTCGAACCATTGCCTTCTCATTGGCAATACACTTGTCTGGCGCAAAAGCAGGTGCCACCGGGGTTGAACCAAAAGGTTTCATCGACGGTTTGGCATCATCTTCAAAATCATCTTCAACGAGAACCTGGTAGCGTCTAACGCTATATTCGACAGGGTAAATGAAAGGACTAGACTTGGCAAACAGATCACTTGTCTCTTGTGAGACATAGCACGCTAAGAGCGCGGCGTTCTGCTTAACCAGGTCTCTAGGCCCAGTCAAGTATGACTCAATCGTTGATGGATTGATTTTCTGCTTAGTGCCAGCAAGGTATCTGGCTCGGTTCAAAATCGCCTCAAAGGTCGTTTCCTTCAAGTTGACACACGAATATTCTCCATTCTTAGAAATGGACACCATCAAAGTATTTCCATTAAACGAACGCAGCACATTGTACTCACCATTTAATGGTGTTAGCCGTTTAATTTCTTTAGATTGAAGGTGACCTTTGGCTAACATAGCACTTAGGTAAATATGTCGTCGGATTGGAGTAATCAAGACCAACTGTTTATGTTGTCCTAAATTCCTCCGTTCGATTCTGAAACACACACGACGATACTTATGGCCGACCCATCCACTGACATGACCAATGTCCATGCCATAGTCCCAAAGCTCATGATTGAACTCAGCACCTCCCCCGACGATCATATTGAAGACATTATCAGTAATCCTGTAAGTCGATTCATTATGGTCACCAGAGGCAGCAGTAGGAGCAACGGTATAGATTAGCATTGGCCCGTCAGCCTTAAGTATCTCTCTTGGCATATTGATATAGTAGTCTACATCGATATACACGCGCAAATCAGCAGCTTGTCTTGCGTCTTCTTGACGACCCATGGACATATCATGGTCCCAATAGAATCGTCTGTTACCTCGCGATCCTGACAGCTGCTCAGCCTTAGAAAGCTGAACAACATAAGGAGTAAAACCGCAAGGGAGACACAAGTCATTTGCAAAGGAGCGTACGAAATTTCTCTCGCACGCAGCCTCACCGTGGCTGTGATTTGTAGTAGGCCTGACATAGCTGTCAAGCGGTAGTTCACGAAAACGTTGTTGAACACCGGAGTCTTCGTAAATGATAGCACGGTCCAGTAGCCGTGTCGCAATCTTAATCGGAAGTTTCATTTCAGATTAAGAC